CTACCTAAAGAACGTTTTGAACAATTGTCTCGTATAATCGAGTCATCTAGATATCGCATAAATACCGATGCTCCGGTAAAAACAGAAACAATACAATTACCACAAGAATATAAACCACTTTGGATTCCTAAAACATCTCCGGATTATCGTAATGCCGTGCATTATTTAAAAAAGCGCGGAGTAACTATATTTGATATCATCAAGTATCGAATTGGATTTTGCGAGTCTGGAGAGTATTCCGGCAAAATAATTATTCCTAGCTATGATGCCATGGGTCAATTGAATTATTTTGTGTCTAGAGCATATTATAAATCAGACACACAAAAACACAAGAATCCAAAAATTTCAAAAGACATTATTGGGTTTGACCTTTTTATAAATTGGTCACAACCAATCATACTTTGTGAAGGAAGTTTTGATGCAATCGCAATTAAACGCAATGCAATTCCGTTGTTCGGAAAAATCATTCAACCTGCACTACAAAAGAAAATCATACAAGAACGAGTACGAGACATTTATATTTGTTTGGATGCTGATGCATTGAAAAATGCAATTCAAATTGCAGAGCGATTTATGTCAGAAGGCTTAAATGTGTACTTTATAGAACTGCGAGATAAAGATGCCGCAGAACTAGGCTTTCAACGAATCAACGAAATTATACAAGATACCGATGTATTAACTTTTGAACGGTTAATGCAACTTAAAATGGGAATGATATGGACATAAAACATATTGACACAGGACAAACTGTAATCAACAAAATATTTCACATTTCAGATGTGCATATTCGTACATTGAAACGACACCGAGAATATCGTGAAGTGTTTCGCAACATGTTTGATTATATCGCACAACATTGCACCGGCGAAAGTATTGCTGTAGTAACAGGTGACATCGTGCATAGCAAACTAGATATGTCTCCGGAGTTAGTTGATATGCTGGTTGAATTTTTTGATGGCTTCATGATTCCAACCGTAGTAATACTTGGTAACCATGATATGAATCTGAACAACATGCACCGCACAGACGCAATTAGTCCGGTTATCAATGTTATTAAGAATCCAAACATCATATTCATCAAAGAAAACGGCTTGTTTGAAATTGGTGGAGTTGTGTTTAATCATATGGCTGTCGATGTTGCACCAACCGAATATATTCGTGCTAATCAATTCGATGCTGCATATAAAATTGCAATGCACCATGGTGCTGTGAACACTGCAAAAACAGATATTGGATATCAAATATCAAATGAGCATGTAGGTGTTGATTTGTTTGATGGACATGATATTACATTGTTGGGCGATATTCATAAACCAGCCCAGTTCTTAAATGACGCAAAGACAATTGCATACCCAGGATCACTGATTCAACAAAATCACGGTGAAGCATTAGACCATGGTATCTTGGTGTGGGACTTGCCGTGTCGTGAAGCAAAGTTTGTGGAAATACAAAATGATTATGGATATGTAACTTTGGAAGTTGAAGGTGTTACTATTGTGAAAGCACCACATCGTATGCCAAATAAACCTAGAGTTCGTATCAAGTTTAATGATACCTCAGCAGCGGACATGAAAAAACTTATTGCTACTATTCGCAAGAAATATGATGTGCAAGATATCACAATCCAACGAAGTGCAGCTATATCAAACACTAACGCCACATCATCGTTTACTATAGGAAATGTACGAGATGTTGAATATCAAAATACATTGATCACAGATTTTATTTCCGTGAACTATCCACAAGCTACTGCAGACGAAACTGATGCAATTCGTCATATCAATCGCACAATAAACTCAAAACTTCCTGCAGTAGAGTCAGTACGACACATGACCTGGCACCCAATTCAATTTGAATTTGATAACATGTTTTCTTACGGAGAAGGCAATGTTATTAACTTTGAAAACATGAAAGATGTGTGCGGGTTGTTTGCTGCAAACACATCTGGTAAGTCATCATTGCTTGATGCAATTACATACACTATATTTGATAAGTGCAGCAAAACAGGCAAAGCACATGAAGTGTTGAACAATAAAAAGGCTTCATTCCGCGGAAAGTTTACATTTGAAATGAACGGCGTTACTTACACTATTGAACGCAATGGAATCAAGCAGAAGAATGGTCACGTTAAAGTGCTAGTAGATTTTTATACTGACACAGAAAACCTAAATGGTGAAGAACGTAGTGACACAAACAAATCGATCCGCCGTTATTTAGGAACTTATGATGATTTCATTTTAACTGCATTTTCACTGCAGGCAGACAACAATAACTTCATTGAAAAGTCACAAAGAGAACGCAAAGATCTTCTTTCACAGTTTTTAGATATTACGGTATTCGAACAGCTTTATCAGTTAGCATCCGATGAAATTAAAGAGACTGCTGGTAAGTTAAAATCATATAAGAAAACAGATTTTGATGTTATTATCAATGATGCAGATACTATTATTTCAAACAATCAACAAGATATAACTTCATTAGAAACTCAAGAAGATGAATTGCAAGAAAAGCGCAATGATTATCAAAATGAGATTGTAGACTTAATTCAAACAAAACAGCCAACAACATATACAGGGCCTAATATTAATGAATTAACTAAAATTGAAACTGAGTTAACTAAAAAAATATCACAATTACAAGCTGATATTGAAACCGAAGAAACGACTTTAGAAACACTAACAAGTGAATACTTAATCATTAAAAAAGATAAGCGCAAGTACAATGAAACGGACTTATCAGATAAACTTCAACAATTAGAAAAACTCGAAAAGGAATTAGCACAGATAGATTCGAGTATTAAAAAACAACAAGGAATTATCAATGCAAAACAAGAAAAAATTAATCACCTTTCCGACCATGAATATGATCCGAACTGTAAATACTGTGTATCTAACGTTTTCGTACAAAATGCAATTGAAGCACAAAATACGATTATTGCAGATAGAGACATATTAACTGAATTATCTGCGACCCAATTACAATTAAAAACAACAATTTCAACATATTCAGATGTTAGAACAGATGCCAATGCATTAGCAATATTAAAACAAAAACATGAAACAAAGCGTTTAGCAATTGAAAAACAAGAATTGCAAATTCAAATCATTGAAGGCGAATTACAAACTCGAGAATCAGAATTAGAAACATGTTTAGAACGTCAAGAATCATTTAAAGCTAATGCCACTGCAATAACACATAATGAACTAATTGATGAAAAAATTAACAAGTTAAAAACATCAATTGATTCAGCTACGATTAAAATAAAAACAATTACAGACACAATTCGTAGTAAACATGGTAAAATTGAAGTTGCTAAGACCACAAAGAAAACAGCAATTGAGTCATTAGACACATACAAACAACTAGAGACTGAATACAAAGCATACGAATATTATCTAGAATCAGTTAAACGTGATGGGGTTCCATACGAGTTAATTGCAAAAGCAATGCCAAAGATTGAAGCAGAAATTAACAATGTGCTGAATCAGGTAGTTGATTTTAACATGGTGCTTCAGAGCGACGGTAAGAATATCAACGGGTATATTATTTATGATGAAGATAATTTCTGGCCATTGGAATTAACAAGCGGTATGGAACGATTTATTTCATCACTTGCAATTCGCATAGCACTTATCAATGTATCAGCACTACCACGTCCTAATTTTATTGCAATTGATGAAGGTTGGGGAAGTTTAGACACAGAACATATTTCTGCAGTAGTTAATCTATTTGATTATTTCAGAATTAAATTTGATTTCTCCATAATCATTTCACACGTCGATTCAATGCGAGATATGGTCGACAACTTAATCGAAGTAAACAAACTAAACGGATTCAGCCAGATTTCACACAACTGATATTTATATTTAAAAGAATATCAGTGAATGAAACGTAAAGAAGCAGTATATAAGGGTTTACAATTTGTTCCGGTTTGGTTTGAAGATACATCATTAACATCACCTGATTACTTCCAAATTACCGAGTTTCCTACACGCTTAACTGCTGGTAAGAACTTGTTCAAACTTCGAGGACATCCAACAAATCTACGCCCTGGATCATATTTAAACATTGAAGTATTAGATTACAATGGCGATCCAATTTATTCTGAAATTGTCAATTTTATTGATGAAGATAAAAGCCGTGTAATTGCAATCTTTATTTATGAAGAAACATCGCCTGGTGATTGTACTATTACTGTTACTGGCGAAGCTATCAATGTTCCCGCAGATTGGCAAGGTAAATCAAATATAAAATGGACACGCACAGTCCCGGTTAATCCGAATGTATCAAATATATCTGAAATTATTTTTGAACAAATTCCGGAACTAGTAATCAGTGAAAATGTCGGAGTTCATTTAGATCGAGTATATTCTCCGGCAGGACAATTTCCTACATATTCATCTGGTACGGTTCGTTATTTTTTATATAACAATCAGCCGGCTATTGAGTTAATCGGTGGAACATTTACAAATGATATGAGTACAGGCACATTAAACCGGAACCGTAGCCTTATTAGACACAGAGTATACGGCGTATAGTAGCCAAAGCATATCACAACATACATATACAGAATTTGCAGCAAGTTCTTATAGTATTGCATATGAAGCAACACCGGAATATGTAGCTACTCAGAATTCTGAATCATTTGCGTTAATGCAAATTAAAGGATTAGATCCAGCAACCGGAGATGTTTCTAGAGTTAAAGTGTTTATGAACAACACAGGCACGGTTGGTACATGGGAACTATTAAATGATGTTGAATTAGATGAAACAGAAATGTTTATTGCTAGCACTGCATCATTATATCCGGATACCAGTATTGGTATGTTTGTTACTCAAAGTACTATTAATACATATTGGCAAGGCATCACATATGTAAACAGTGCAGTATCATCAGCTCCAATATTAACATGGACAACCCAATCACTTAACAATTCCATGTTAATACAAAATACTGCAAATATATCTGCTCTGAATTCAGTTACAGTTGCAAAAATTAATTCTGCATACAATGGGATATTTATTGCGAATTCTGAGTATAAAATTACATTGGATGCTATAGGTACAGTATCTGGGTCATCCACTGCAAAATTATCTTTGTATTTATCAGGCAGTGCATTTGATTATAATCCTACAGATTATTTTAATCAGGAATTTCCAGTTAAATTTGGAAAACGTGTCGGTGAATTGCAAATTGCAGAAACATCACAGCGTTGGGATGATACCGTATTTAATTTTACTGCAGATCATGATGGTGATGGTGTATTACTACTTGTAGCAGAAGAAGGATTATGGCAGGTTGCTGATATTCGAACTACAACTGACAATGATGCTGGATATTCTCCTAATTACACCAGACTACGAACCCTAGTTCCAACCGCACATAAATCTAAAAACCAATTAACATTCAAAGCAGAGTATTACAATGTTAATGGAGAAAAAAGCAAACAAATTAGTTATGTGTATAACAAAGATTGGGCAGGAGGTAACCGATATATCGATGGTGATTATTCAATGCTCACCGGTTCTTTATATGTAGCAGATTCATTAGAAACTGGAGTTGCTATATCCGGATATAAGAATACTGGATTTATTCGTTCATTAGGATATGAAGGCTTTACTGCAGGATTTCCTGGCTTCTTATTGTGGAGTGGATCTGCTTTATCTGGTTCTCTGGGAACTAAAGGGGGAGTGCCGTATAGCGGCGTTGGTTTAGAATTATATGCAAATACTTCAAGTTATTTTAGATATAGTACCACAGACAGTGAAATTGATGTACGTACGGATAAATTCTTCTTTGGACAATATCCTGCGCCATTTATAAGCGGGGCTAATGGAAATATTGAAATTTCAGCTAGCAATTTTCATTTGTCAGCAGAAGGAAACGTTACTGCTAGCAACGCATTATTTACTGGTGTTGCTTTAGCAAATGTAATACGTGATAAAACTGTAATAATTACAAATGCAAATTCTGGTTCATATTTGCAAAATTATATCGAAAACGATTTTACCAACACCCCGGCAGTTCGAATAGTAATGGATGGATCGTTAGGTGGCGAAATTGTACGCAGAGTACGAGTAAATATAGCATTATCAAGACCTATAGGAGATTTTCTTTTACCTAGTATTGGCGCGACAGAACGAATAGATTTTATTCTGGAAACGGTTTTTCAAAATAAAATTTTAGACACATTCTTTAATCGTACAGCACCGCCAACGACATATGATCAAATAACATTAGATGAAGCAGCTGTAATAACATTGGTAACTGCTGGAAACACAGGCGATTCATATTTCATTACTGCTGGCACCGAAAACCCTTTAGATTTTTCGTTTAAACGTAATTTGAAAATAGGTGATGGTGACACCAATGGAGGTATCTTAACTATATCCAGCTCCGGAGTTGCCGGCGGCTCTGGTGTAAATCAACCTAGAATACAATTAAAAAATAATTCTTATGGTCAATTGAATATAAACCCAGCTAATGTAAGTAGTACAACAGCTACGATAATCGGCAATCGAACTTTAGGAAATTGGGGGCAATCGTACACGATAACCAATAACAGCGTTGCTATTAGACCTTACATTGCAGTATCTGGTTCAGCTAATGGACAAGATCGTAGAATATTAATTAACGGAGCTACACATTACGGGCAACGCGTGGTAACAGCAACCGGCGGATCACCAGATATTACATTGGAAACTTCGGATAGTATTATTATTTGCAATCATTCATCAGGAACAATGACTATTGATTTAGGAACACCAACTGATGCAGACGCCGGCCGTATTATAAGAATTATTAACAGACAAACAGGCACTGTTACTATAACCGGTGGTATATATATTGCTGGTTCTGCAGCCGCAGATACTTCGAGGACAACATCAACACAATATGCATCGATACAATTATTAGCACCTGGTAGTAGCTCTATTGCTGGATGGATTTCTATAAATGAAACCGGTACTTGGTCATAATATATTTATATATAAAAGAAACATGAAATGAACAAAATAACAGTACTATTCCCAGGAGGTTTTAAACCATTAACTGGTGCTCATCTAGATTTAGCAAATCGATATGCTACAGATCCACAAGTAGAACGCGTAATCATGTTGATTGGCCCTAAAGAGCGCGATGGAATTACACGTGAAAAAACCATGGAATTGTTTAACATCTTAAACGATAATCCAAACATTGAAATACAACCAACTGATTTTAATTCTCCTATCATGGCGGCATATGAATACTTGTTTGCATTGCCACAAGATGCAACAGGTAGATTTGCAATGGCGGCTTCTGCAAAAGGAGATGATTATGTTCGGGCTAAAGATTTTGTGCCAAATGTAGATAAATATGCTACTATAGGCGACAAAAAAGGACGTACTATTCCTGGTGGTATTGATGCTACTGAATTGAGTATTAATGTAGATCCATTAGCATATGGCAATGGAGAACCGGTATCTGCGACCATGGTACGAGATGCAATTGCAAACAATAATTTTGCACAATTCCGGGCATCATATCCTCAATTTGATGAAGCAGCTGTTAAAAATGCATGGCAAGTTGTTACTGGTATGCAAGAAGCGGTGTTCACAAAAGATTGGTGGAAATCTGCATTGCAAGAAGATGTTGATGATGTAGTTGAATCAATGATGTTTCCACGTGAAAAGAAACGGCATGCAGAAAAAATTAATAAACTAAGAAACTTCCTAGACCAACATACAAGCAAATCATTTGTATATGATTTTGATGATTTTGCTAAAACAGTGGTTGGTGCAAAACTTGTAGAAGGTATTATTGCAGAAAACTATATTACCAGACAAGAATTAGCATCAATTGAAAATGCCGTAGATGGATTCTTCCGTGAATATGGTATTGATGTGAATTTTCAAGGACAGTTTACTCATTTTATAGAACGATTAAACGATCCTCGTAATGAAGCTCCTATTTATATGGATGAACTTCGAGATTTCTTTGAAGATTTAGCCAATGAGTATGGAGATCGAATTGCTAGTCAATTAAAACAAAATCGACCTAGCGGTGTAGGATCTGATTATCAGTTTGATATTCCAATACATATGCCATTCATGTTAGTATGGAATTCTAGTAAAAAAATGATTGAACTGCGACCTAAAACAGTTAAAAAACAAAGATCTCGTTGGAAAGCAAATGACCCGAATGATATTATTTATACTATCGAGTCACGAATGAAAACCGGAGGTATTTTAACTGAGGGCGGTGCAGCAGGACATATGGCACACCCATGGGACGATCACGGATTAACATTTAATGATGTCCGTGAAATTGTGTCTCGTGCTTTGTCAGGTCGTCTAGATATTGAAGAAGCTGTCACTGAAAAGACAGATGGTCAAAACATACAATTTACATGGAAAAATGGACAACCTGGATTTGCTCGTAACAAAGGCACGATAATTAATCCAATGACGCCAGATCAACTAGTTGCTGATTTTGAACGTAAATATCAAGAAACTATTACAAAATCCGGTGCAGCAGCTGCAGAAGGATACAAACTAGTTGTTGATGCATTTCGAGAAATGGCACAAGATATTACCGGGGCAATGTCAGCTTTACCGGCAGACAAACTAGAACAAATATTCAAAGGCGGCCGAGTATTTGCAAACATGGAAATTATTTATCCAGCAACTAAAAATGTAATTGCATATGACAAAGCACATTTACAATTTCATAACCTAGTTGAATACGATGAAAAAGGCAATGTAGTCGAAACCGATTTAACAGGTGGTGCTATGATGCAAAAAATTATTCAAGATGCAAATGCACACATGCAAAACACATTTTCATTCATTCCGCCACAACGTATTAAATTAGGCCGAGTGTATGATTTTGAAGATCAGCAATCTGCATTCTACAATGAAATTGATCAACTTCGTGATCGCTACGGATTAAAAGATACAGACCTATTGAGTGATTATCATAAAGCATGGTGGAGAGATGTTATTCAAACAAAAGCAAAAGAGGTAGGATATGAAATTCCTGATACTATATTAACTGCATTAATATATCGTTGGGCATTTGATGATAAATCTACAAACATCTCAGTACTTAAAAAACAAATAGATAATCCAGAATTTGTTACCTGGGTTGATGCATTTGATAAAAAAGATTTCAAACAGTATCGCAAACAAAACTTGGAACCATTCGAATCTATCTTTTTGCGATTAGGTGTATTGGTATTACAAAATGCAACAAATTATCTCGCAGCAAATCCAACAAAAACGGTGCAGGATATTAAAACAGAATTAGCACAACTCATCAAAGATTTGCAAACCAAAGGTGATGAGGCAACTCTAACAAAACTTAAACATGAATTAGGACGAATTCAAAAACTTGGCGGATTTGATGCTATAGTACCGTCTGAAGGGGTTGTATTCACATATCAAGGCAATACATATAAAATGACAGGCGCATTTGCACCAGTGAACCAAATTTTAGGGGTGTTAAAATACGCACGCTGATATTTATATTAAATAATAAGGAATAAACTGATGGCTGAAAAACATAAAAGCAAGTATAAAAAACCAGAAAACACAAAATACAAATCCAGAAAAGATCTTAAAGATTACACAATGGATGACAAAGATGGAGGAATGAATCCAAAATCTACGGGTGAAAAACATCTTAACGTATTACGTAAAACAGACAAAGAAATGGTTGATACTGGCGATTTAAATGTTAAATATAACGCTGAAGATCGTTTATACAAAGATTTAGAAAAAGCAGAATACGAACCAAAGGATGCTGCTAAAAAACTTAAAAAGCGTCAAGATGCGGAAGAAAAAGAAACTGCAGACGTTCTTAAAGATAAAATTGAAAACTTAACTCGCGAACAAAAAGAACGTTTAGTTAGAGAATATGTACGTAGAAAAATTGCTTCAATGTTAATTGAGCAACCTGTAACAGCGCCTGAAGAAGAAGCACCAGTAGAAGAGCCACCAGTAGAAGAGCCTGCAGCTGAAACACCACCTGCCGATGCAGCCGCTACTGACACAACTACACCTCCTGCACCTGATATGGCTGCTCCACCAGCACCTGATATGTCTGCAGAAGTACCAACTGACGTACCAGCAGAAACTCCTGCCGAAACTCCGGCACCGGACACATCAGCAGAAGCACCAGCAGCTGCCCCCGAAGCATCTGCAGAGACAACTGCGGTGATGGATCTAGATCGTTTTGTTAATTATTTAAAAACACAAGAAGGAAATATTGCTCGAGCTAAAATTACGTTGAAAGCAATTAATTTAGCACTTAAAGATGCAGAGCCAGCAGATCAAGCAAATTTTTATAAAATGATTCGAATTGCAATGGTTAAAAAATTAGCATCATTAAATGCTGAAGTAAACAATAAAAAATAAAGTTATATGTCTAAAAAGTTACAAAATGTCAAAGCCATTCAACAAATGTTGGATGGTAACCACAAGTTTCAAACTAAAAAAACTGTGGGTTTTTCTGATGCAGATTCTGCTGCTAAGAAAAATGAACGCCATGACGTTGGTGATGTTTGGGAAGAAACAGATCCAGTAAGTGGTACTACATACATAATTGAACAACGAGATGGTTTTCGTATTAAAAAAACAAAAGCATCAGATGTGTTACAATCGGTACGTGAAGAACTTCGTTCATATCCAAACTGTCGCAAAGAGACTTGCACTTGTTTAGAAAAACATCCACTCAATGAAAAGATGCGTAAGCTACACGGAATGTGTTTTGATTGTGTGATTGAAATGGAACATGAATTGAAAAAAGAAGGTCGTTATGAAGAATATGAACGAAACAAAATTCGAGAAAATGCATTAGCTTGGTTAGCAGAGGCAGAACGAGATGTTGCATTATTAAAAGAAACGTATACACAAGCTTCACAATTCGTAACAAATTCAGAAGGCGAAAAAGAAAATTGGACCGCTCGAATGACACCAGAAGAATTTGAAGAAACAGTGCAAGCACAATTTAATACATTCAAAGAAAAATTTTTAGCAAACTTAGATAAAGAATCACAACATGAAAACAATTAAAAAGTATTGGGCAATAATCGTTGCTGCATTGGCTGCAGTATTCGGATTATTTGTTATCATTTCAAAAAAACAAAATGAAAAAAAATCTGACAAGATTAAACAAAAGATTGATGATAACAAACAACAAATTGATGAACTACAAGGCAAAATCGAAGTAGTAGAAGAACAACGAGCTGAGGTTAAAGAAGAAATTACACAGCATGAAGAATTAATTGAGGAATTGGAAGAGAAAAAAGAAAATATCGTAATCCAAGAACCAACCGATGTTAATGTTGCTAAAGAAAACATTCTGAACAAAACAAGCCGTCGTGGAAGAAAATCAAAAAACAAATGAAAAAACTATTAATCATATTATGTTTTTTGCCGTTATTTAGTTACGGACAAGAAAAAACAGATACATGTTTTACTGAAGAACAAATACTAGATATTTCATTTACGCTTGATTCATTGTATGCAGTTTGTGATATCAATGATAAAATTATTGACGAACAACGAGCATTAATATCAGATCAAAAGCATTTAATAAATTTAGATTCATTGCAAATTAATTATTTAACTACACAATCTAAATTGCTTAAAACTAACATTGATTTGTATGTAGAACGTGAAAAGAGATTACAACCACGTTGGTATGATAATAAAGCAATTTGGTTTACTGGCGGAATTCTATCTACTATATTAATATTTCAAGTAGCAAAGTAATATGGCACAACCAAGCATAAAACAGATCATTCAACAGCAGTACATGCAATGTGCTAAAGATCCTGTGTTTTTTATGCGTAACTATTGTTATATTCAACATCCTAAACGAGGCAAGATCAAATTTAATTTATTCCCGTTTCAGGAAGATTCATTAACTGAATTACGAGATAATCGATACAATGTTATTCTTAAGTCTCGTCAGCTAGGTATCTCAACTCTATCTGCCGGATTTGCATTATGGAGCATGTTGTTTGCAGAAGACTTCAACGTGTTAGTTATCGCAACTACACAAGAAGTAGCAAAAAACCTAGTAACCAAAGTGCGAGTGATGCATGACAACTTGCCAAGTTGGTTGAAGGGTACAGTTGAAGCCGATAACAAATTATCATTGAAATTTAAGAACGGCTCACAAATCAAAGCAGTATCATCAGCAACCACAGGAGCACGTTCAGAAGCATTATCATTGCTAATAGTAGATGAGGCCGCGTTCATCAGAAACATTGAAGAAATATGGATAGCATCGCAAGCAACACTATCAACAGGTGGAGGTGCAATTGTTCTTTCTACTCCGAATGGAGTTGGTAACTGGTTTCATCAAACATGGGCAGATGCCGAAGCAGCCATTAATGGATTCCACACAATTAAACTGCATTGGACGGTGCATCCAGAACGAGATCAACAATGGCGTGATGAACAAACACAGCTGTTAGGTGAACGAGGTGCAGCACAAGAATGTGACTGTGACTTTGTTAGTTCAGGTCATACTGTCGTGGATGGTCCATTGCTCCTAGAGTATGATAATTTAACAGAAGAACCACTTGAACGTAGAGGTTTTGATGGAAATTATTGGGTATGGGAATATCCAGACTATGCAAAAGATTACACGGTTGTGGCTGACGTTGCCCGAGGCGATGGTGGTGACTTTTCAACATTTCAAATATTTGATGTTCAGGACGTACGACAAGTTGCTGAGTATAAAGGCAAGATTGCGCCGAATGATTTTGGTAACATGCTCGTCACAGTTGCAACCGAATGGAACAATGCTTTGCTAGCAATTGAAAATGCAAACATCGGATGGGCCGCAATTCAACCGGCACTTGACCGAGGATATCAGAACCTACATTACACATACAAAGACGATGGATACACTGATGCATCCGTGCAACTTCGTAAAGGTTATGATATGAAAGATAAGAGCCAAATGGTTCCTGGAGTATCAACTACATCACGTACACGACCATTAATGATATCTGCATTAGAAATGTATATGCGTGAAAGAACCCCGGTTATACGCAGTAAGAGGCTAATACAAGAACTATTAGTATTTGTATGGCTTAATGGTAAAGCACAAGCACAGCAAGGATATAATGATGACCTTGTGATGGCGTATGCAATTACATTGTGGTTACGAGATACAGCATTAAAACTACGACAACAGGGTATTGACCTAAATAAACGAGCACTATCATCATTTCAAAAAACTAACCCAGTTATTTACACCGGAAAGCCAAATATGGACAACACCGGATGGAACTGGAACCCAGGTGATGGAGATCAAGACCTAACTTGGTTGATCAGATAAAAAACACCACCGGTTCTGTAACTAGTTATATTTATATTAAAAGAAAATATGGCGTCATTAAGAAAACGATTACAAAACCTGTTTAGTACCAATGTTATTGTTAGAACATATGGTAAAGATAAACTGCGTGTAGTTGATACAAACCGTTTACAATCTGTAGGTAATTTAGCACAAAGCAAAGTAGCAGACCGATATACACGTTTGCATGGTGCAAATAAGCATCGTGTAGGTGGAATGGGTGGCTATGATTCTAATTACTACATGCATCAGAATCGTATGCAACTTTATGCTGATTACGAAATGATGGATAAAGACCCAATTATTTCTGCAGCATTAGACATATATTCAGATGAATCTACATTAGCAGATCAGTTCGGTGAAATCTTAACAATTAAAACAAATAATACCCAACTCCAAAAAATTCTATACAATTTATTTTACGATATCTTAAACGTAGAATTCAATTTATGGACATGGATTCGTAACATGACCAAGTATGGGGATTTCTTTTTAAAACTAGATATTGCTGATGAATTAGGTATTATCAATGTGCGTCCATTTTCTAGTTATGAAATGGAACGTTGGGAAGAATATGACAATGCAACTGGCGAATATGATATTAAATTCAAAAATATTGCGTCAGAACAAATGACATATGACACATACGAAGTTGCACACTTCCGCATGTTATCAGACTCAAACTTCTTGCCATATGGTAGATCCATGCTCGAAGGAGCCCGTAAAGAATTCCAAAAATTAATGATGATGGAAGATGCGATGCTTATACATCGTATTATGCGTGCACCAGAAAAACGTATTTTCAAAATTGATATTGGTAACATTCCACCAAATGAAGTTGATACATTCATGGAAACAATTATCAATAAAATGAAAAAAATTCCACACATTGATCCACAAACCGGAAATTACAATTTAAAGTTTAATCTTAACAACATGTTGGAAGATTATTACTTGCCAGTGCGAGGAGGTCAATCATCAACTCAGATTGATACATTGCCAGGTATGACATTTACTGGTATGGATGATATCGAATACATCAAAGATAAAATGATGGCTGCTCTTAAGATTCCTAAACCGTTTTTAGGGTATGGTGAGTCGCAAGAAGGCAAAGTTAACTTAGCATCAATTGATATTCGTTTTGCTCGTACAATTGAACGCATACAGAAAATTGTAGTTTCTGAATTATCTAAAATTGCAATCGTGCATTTATATTCACAAGGATTTGAGGGTGAAGATTTAGTTGGATTTGAACTAGAATTAACAGCACCATCAATTATATACGATCAGCAAAAAGTGGCGTTAATGAATGAAAAAATTACATTAGCAAACACAATGAAAGATTCAAAATTAGTATCAGATCGATACATTTATGAGTATATCTTTAATATGTCTGAGGATCAGTGGTTGCAAGAACGTAACGATGTTATTGAGGATCTTAAACTTCGTTTCCGTCAAAATCAGATTGAACAAGAAGGAAATGACCCAGCTGTTACGGGAGTGTCTTTTGGTACACCACATGACCTAGCAACCGTGCATATGTCAAGCAATGACGTAGAAGATAAAGATCTGGGAGGTCGACCAAAAGAAGGAATTAAATCAGGACAACACCGTAATGCATTTGGATGGGATCCGACAGGTAAAAAAGAATTGAAACAACAATTTAATCCGGAAAATCAAAAAACAGCATTCCAACCAGATCCAAATTTTAGATCTAAACTTTCTATGACTCGAACTGAGAATATTGTTAAAGGAATGAAAACAAAACCAGGTGTTAATATCATCACTGAAACGTTTAAAAAATCATCCGACCACGACGCTGACGCTGGAACTATGTTAGATGAAAATAACATTTTATAATTATAAACATATTTATATAAAACCATAAGGCATCGTATACCAAATGAAGAAACTAAAACATTCAAAATATAAGAATACGGGTATTTTATTTGAAATGTTAGTTAGGAAATTAACTTCAGAAACATTGTCATCTAATAAATCAGTTACAATTGACATCATAAAAAAATATTTTGGTAGAAATACTGAATTATCAAAGGAACTGCAATTATATAATGCACTATTAAAAGAACAATTTCGTAGTGAAGCACAAGCTCTAGATTATATACGTACAGTTAAAGCTGCTCATGAAAAACTAAATCAAACAGTGCTTAAGCGCCAAAGATATAATCTTGTAAAAGAAATTTCAGATCGGTTTGTATTTGATAACATGTCAAAAATGCACATCAACAATTACAAAGTGTTAGCATCAATTAACATGATTTTTGAATATGCAGAAACGGATAATCCAAAACAATTAATGGAATGTAAAAGTGCTATTATTGATAATGGAATTATTCAAGAACGAGTAAAACCAACAAAAGATCCAGTATTAGAAAACTTTGAATCACAACCAAAGGAAATGCGTTTATTAACGTACAAACTTTTAATTGACAAATTCAATGAAAAATATTCTGGGTTAGATGAATCACAAAAACATTTATTAAATAAATACATTACACACGTTAATGATACAGCTACACTGCGAGAATATGTACATACGATAATTCCTAATATCAAAAAGCAACTTGCTGATTTAGCAAACCCAGTTGATGATAAAGTTATTAAAATTAAAGTGCAAAAGCTTTCAGAAATGTTATGCAATGTAGAAAATTTAAAAACAATAAAAGAATCACATATTCTTTCGTTGTTACGTTATTATGATTTGATTCGCGAATTAAAAGAGGTTAAATGATGAAGTCATTTTTACGAGAAATGGAAGAAAAATTTGTTGAATTAGAAAATCAGTGTGAAGCGTGTAATAAACCTTCTGACGAATGTGTTTGTGAAGAACTTGATGAAGTATCAGCAACAGGCGGGGTAGCTGGATATAATACTCCTGCAGCTTTCCGTAAAACTGTTAAACATGTAGGATATGCATCTGGACTAGAAGAAAACACAAAGCCAGTTTCTAAAACATATAAACCTGGTCATTATCAAACAGTTGAATTTGACGAAGAGGTACAGAACGACAAATTTTCATTTTCAATTGACGATACAAAATGGTGGAATAAAGAATTAGAATACCCATCAAAAGATATAACTAATTCACCAGGAACATCACATAAAAAAGATCGAGATTCCGGAACTAAACTTAAAGTTGAAGATGTGTTAGAACGAAAATACGAGCAACTAATTGAAGGATATCGTTCTTTTGCTACGGCTGATTCTAAAACAACACCGGAACAAAAAGTAAAAAACACAATTAAAGAAGTTGCACGTAAACTTCAAGAAATTGAAACAATGGTGAATTATAATTCCAGATTAAAAACAGAATCTGGAGTAACATCATCTGCATATGGTAATAGCACAAAAAAAGCGTTACAAAAAATATCAGAACGATTAGTAAAAATATCAGAACGAGTAAGAGCATTAGGGGAATAATATGTCAAAACAACTTATAGTAGAATATATGCCATTTAAGCCAGTTGGTTCACTTACTGAATCAAGCGGTGCTGCATATGGAATACCAGGTGGTTTTGTAGTGCAAGGAGTTTTGCAAAGAGCAGGCGCAAAAAATCAAAACGGCCGAGTATATCCTAGAAGCATCTTGGAACGTGAATGTCAACGATACCAACAAGAATACATCAATCAACATCGTGCATTAGGCGAATTAGATCATCCAGAGTCATCGGTTGTTAACTTGAACAACGTGTCACATAACGTGTTGAAGATATGGTGGAAAGGTGATGATTTATTAGGAGCAGTGCAAATCTTAGATACGCCGTCAGGTAAGATTCTTAAAGAACTTTTCAAGGCTGGAATCACATTAGGAATTTCATCACGTGGATTAGGATCTGTTAAAGAACTTAGATCAGAAGGCACAGTTGAAGTGCAAGAAGATTTTGAATTGATTTGTTGGGACTTTGTATCAAACCCATCAACCCATGGTGCATTTATGCGTCCAACATCGATGAATGAATCAGTAAATAAAACAATAACAAATAAATACGCACGAGTACATGATGCAATTACATCTATACTATGTGAAGATGGAAAATGTAGGATATAACATGAAAACACCAAATTTAAAATATATTTTAGAAACTTTGTTAGAGGATCAACCAACACCGTTATCTAAACAAGAAAAACAAGAATTCATCGATCAAGTAAAAAGATTTAGTGAATTAGGTGATTCTGTTTACGGTAAAGGCGATTTAGAACAACTAACAACCAGAGTTCGAGATATCATAAATAAAGCAGATCAGATTGCATCAGAATCAGGAGATTGGTTTGATGGTGTTACTGTAAAACGTCACATGAAAAATTTGAACGACTCATACAAAGTGTTTGAATCGACTGCAAAGGAAATGAACATGTTGCAACAAAGATTAAGTGCAGCATATGAAGATATTGCACAAGGTTTAAGTAAATATTTTGATGTGCAATAATTTGGATATTGATAACTAATTACTTATATTATAAGGTATAAAGATGAACAAATTAAAAAAATTGTATCGCGATTTCTTTGGATTAACTGAGGCAGCAACTCCAACGTCAAATATTCCAAAAATCTTACCAGCTGGTGAAATTGAAAAAAGTATAAAAGCTGTAGAAAAATATGGCGATGCAATGAAAAATGCCGGCCTTATCGAAACTGAAGATATGGTTGACGAAGCACAATTAATTAATAATATTGTTGATTATCGAGGTGGAGTTGAATATGTGCTTCGTAACCCAGCAGAGGCAGAAGCTGTTGCAAATGAAATCCGCGAATGGGCTACCAAAAAAGGATTTACTATAGTTAAACATGTTGCGTCACCATCTGGTAAAGTTGGATATTTCTATTTTCGATTAGGACAAGATCCAGGACGCGAATCACAACGTATTCAAGGGTATATTGCACAAAAGCCAGAAATTAAACATTTCCGTTTTAACGTAAGAGGTGAAAAGCCAGCTCCTGAACCTACGCCTGAGCCAACACCTCAACAACCACAAGCAAATATTTAAACCAGTTATATGAGTAAAAAACAAAAACAACATCAAATGATTGTTCCCGGTCAATCAATGGCAGTGCATGTACCGGGGAGCACTAGAGAAGATTTAGCAGCCGCACTTAAAACATGGAAACGCAAAGTAAAAATGTCTGGAGTGTTAGAGGCAACTAAAGATCGAAAAGAATTCATTAAGCCAAGTGTGCTAAAACGACAACAACACGCAAACGCAGCATATATGCAACATATTCGCACAATGCATTCAAAATAATATCTTTACCACAAAAGTATTAAATTAAGTCCTAGCTTGAAAAAGTTGGGACTTTTTTACTGTTTTTTCAAACTGGCTGATATATATTAAAGAATACGCTATTCCGTTCTTATTATATAGCGTTTATATAATTTTAAAATTCTATTAAGATTTCAAATAATCTTACTTCCAAAAACAAAATTTAGGGGAAAAACTATGGCAAAATCAGATTTGCTAAAACAAGCAATCGCTGATGCTAACGCTGTTAAAGAAACTGCATTAGCAAACGCAAAGATCGCCTTACAAGAAGCATTTGCTCCTCGTCTAGAAAGAATGTTAGCAACTAAACTAACAAATGAAATCGACGGCGAAGAAGAAATTGATGCAACCGGTGAAGAAGCATTAGATGCTGCACCAGAAGCTGATATGGAAATGGACATGGATGCTGAAGGTGGCGATGATTTTAATTGGGTAGACAATGATCTATCTGCAGAAGTAGGTGGAAGCACTTACGATTTCGAAGTTGGCATGGCCGGTGGAGAAGAAGAAGAATTAGGTGGTGAAGAACTTCCAGCAGAAGAAATGCCAATGTCTGATGATGAGATGGATGCAGAGTACAACGAAGGCTATGATCATGACGATCTAGATCTTGAAGGAATCATTCGTGAGTTAGAAGGCGATATGGACATGGAAATGTCAGAAGACGAAATGGAAATGCCAGAAGACGATATGGTATCGGATGGATATGAGCCAGAAGCTGGTGATATGGATATCGATGAAATCATTGAATCAATTCTTCGTGAAGAAGATGATATGGAAGACGAGCCAGAAGTTAAAGATGATGAAGTTGCTAAAAAAGACGAAGAATTAGCAGAAGCTTATCGTACGGTTAAAAAACTTACTAGCATCATCAATGAGGTTAATCTTCTTAATGCAAAACTTCTTTACACAAACAAATTGTTCCGCAATTTTGAATTAACTGAAGCACAGAAAATGAAAGTGATTGAAAACTTCGATCGTTCAGTTAATACAAGAGAAGTAAAATTAGTATTTACAACATTAGCTGAATCTTTCTCAAGACCAGTAACTAAGAAACGTGTTGTTAAAGAATCGTATGCGTCTAAAGCGACTGCAACTACGGCTCCTAAAAAAGCACCAATTCTTAATGAAGGATTTGAGCAAGCAGAACGTTGGAAAAAATTAGCAGGATTGCTATAACAAAACAAAAAGAAAAGGAAACACAAAAATGAGTATTTCAAATTTATTGCAAACTAACGATTTTGTACAAAGAAATCAAGCAAAAGCGTTAGCTAGCAAATGGGAAAAGACCGGTCTATTAGAAGGTCTTAAGGGCGAAACCGAAAAAGCAGGTATGGCTCAGTTGCTTGAAAACCAAGCACGTCAATTAGTAAAAGAAGCTACTTCAACTGGTACAACAGCAGGATCTGAAGAGTGGGCAGGTGTTGCACTTCCATTGGTACGTCGTATCTTTGCTGAGTTTGCAGCAAAAGAATTCGTTTCAGTTCAGCCAATGAACTTACCATCAGGACTTATTTTCTATCTAGATTTTAAGTATGGTACAGCTCAGCCTGGATTTGACAATGATAACTTGAACCGCACAGGTGATCCATTTGGTTCTCCAAACGCAGACGATTCAATGTTCGGTGTTACTACTACTGCTAATGATGCATCAGGAGGTCTTTACGGTGCAGGTCGTTTCGGATATTCAATCAACGAAACAGCTTCAATTGTAACAGCAACTACTGGTTCTACTCCAACAGCTACGCAAGTTAATGGTGATTCTGCATACTCTGGATCTTCTGCATTTAAAGTGGTAACAGTTAACGTTCCTACAAATGCAGATCTTTATGCAGTACGTTCATTCACATTCTTGTCTGGATCTACAGAAATTGTACCGGTACAAGCATTCTCTACTATCACAAGCAATTACACCGCATCATTCGTTGTAACAAACGCACAATTAACTGCAGTTAGTGCATCGATTTCAGCAGGTACATTGAGATTAAACTATAGCAAACAACCTACAGATATCACTCGTGGTGATTTTGAAGATGCAAATCCATTCAAAGGTACTGCTTATGGTACATCTGGTATTAACCAAGGTACGGATATTGATATCCCAGAAATTAACCTTGAAATGCAATCTGAGCCAATTGTTGCTAAGACTCGTAAGTTGAAAGCAGTTTGGACTCCTGAGTTTGCTCAAGATTTAAATGCTTACCACTCAATTGATGCTGAAGCTGAATTGACTTCAATGTTGTCTGAGTATGTATCAATGGAAATCGATCTTGAAATCCTTGATATGTTGATCGCAGCAGCTCCAACAACTGAGTATTGGTCAGCTCGTAACAATACACTTTGGAATGGTACTGCATTTGAACAAGTAGCAGCTGGTGCTGTATCAGCAACTGGTTTAGGTGATGGTTTCTATAACACTCAAGGTGGATGGTTCCAAACTTTAGGTACTAAACTTCAAAAAGTATCTAATAAGATTCACCAAAAAACATTGCGTGGTGGTGCTAACTTCCTAGTATGTTCTCCTGCAGTAGCAACTGTTCTTGAGTCTATCCCAGGATTTGCCGCTGACACAGATGGTACTAAAATGGAATTTGCAGCAGGTGTACAAAAAATTGGTGCAATCAATAACCGTTACACAGTTTATAAAAACCCATACATGTTAGAAAATGTAATCTTAATGGGCTTTAGAGGTTCACAATTCTTGGAAACAGGTGCTGTATTTAGCCCATACATTCCATTGATTATGACTCCACTTGTATACGATCCAGTTAACTTCACTCCACGTAAAGGTGTCATGACACGTTACGAGAAGAAAGTAGTTCGTTCTGAATTCTACGGAAAAGTATACGTTCACGGATTAAACACTCTTTAATAGTTAATTGAATTTAATTGACTTAACAAATTAAAGAATGAATTAAAGGGGATGGCTTCGGTCATCCCTTTTTTACTGTGCTATATTTATATTAAAAGAATAATATGGCAGTACCTAGAAGTAAATACTCAATGCAAGCGGTTATCCGATATGATGGTCGTCTAGTAGATGTATTGGATCGAATTCGGGCAATTCGTTTAGTATTAATGGTTCATATCGAACAAGATTTAGGACCAGACAAAGAATTAATCACACTCAAGATAATGACACCATATCCAGCTCGTAAAACATTTCAAGCAGTTCGTCAAATGTGTTTAGGTAAAATAGAAACACTAAAAGATATGCAACTCAAAGAAACAACACTTACAAAATTATTTTAATCACGTTACAACAAAAGGTTATCAATGGCTACAACTAATAAGGAGAAAACTCCACCAAAGAACGATATTAAATTTTCAATTACATTATCAGACGAACAAAAAGAAGCAAAAGCAAAGATTATAGAAACGCCATTTAACTTTATATTAGGTAAAGCTGGATCGGGTAAAACATTGTTAGCAGTTCAAATTGCATTGGACATGTTTTTTAAACGACAAACAAACAAAATTATCATTACTCGTCCTACTGTTTCAAATGAAGACAACGGATTCTTACCCGGGTCGCTCACAGAAAAAATGGAACCATGGTTAGTTCCAATTCGAAGCAATATGCGTAAAGTGTATAACAAGCCAGAGCTTCTAGAAAAAATGGAAAAAGAAGAAAATATTGAATTAGTATCATTAGCACACTTTCGAGGACGTACATTTGACCATGCAGTTTGTATTGTGGATGAGTTTCAAAACTTAACTAAAGAGCAACTTAAAATGGTGTTGTCTCGATTAGGTAAAGATAGCATCATGATACTATGTGGTGACAAATATCAGGTAGATTTAAAATTTAAAAATGATTCTGCTACACATGAAGTTCCTAAACTTCGAGACTCAAAATGGGTGAATGAAATCATTTTATTGGATAATCACCGCCATGAAGCATTAGATGATATTTTAACCAGATTAAATGATTAATAACATATTTATATATAAAAGGTAAAACAAATGGATTACTCAGAAAATAAACCAATTTGGCCAGGTTCCTCTTCATTTACAACTGGATCTACACCATTTGGATTCTTTGATACTGATCCGATGTTCCAGAACCATGCAGATCGATTTGCAAAGTTTGCAGCACAACATGTTGGATATCCAATTATGGATGTTGAACTTTTAGATATAAATTTTTATACTGCATTTGAAGCCGCAGTACTAGAATATTCAAACCAGATTAATCAAGTTAACATTGTTAATAACCTGATTAACACGTTAGGAGTTCAAACCGGTTCTGATTATTTAACAGGCAATGGTGGATCCATGACTGGTGTTAATATTGGGCAATCTTTAGGATACATAACTAAACTATCTAGAGCATATGGTACTGAAGCTGACTCGGGGGGTGATGTAAAATGGCGTAAAGCTGTTGTTAACATTATTCCTGGACAACAAACATATAGTATTCGCGAAGCAGTATCTGCATCATTATCAGCAAACAGTTCTAGTTTATCCAATACTAGTTCAATTGAAATTCGCAGAGTATTGCATAATCCACCGCCGGCAATTACAAGATATTTTGATCCATTTGTTGGAACAGGTCTAGGTTCGCAACAATTATTAGATTCATTTAACTTTGGAGGATTTTCACCTTCAATTAGTTTTATGATGATGCCAATACACGCAGATTTATTAAGATTGCAGGCAATTGAATTCAATGACCAAGTACGTAAGTCACATTACTCATTTGAAATACACGGAGATGACATTAAGTTTTGGCCTATACCATCATCTGGTACGGGATCATCTGCATCTTCTTTATTTTATAATAATGTATGGATTGAATATTTGCTTGAAGAAGAAAAAAGCAAACAAGCTATTTTGTTTGGGAATACAGCACTTTTAACTGGGGTCGTAAGTGACGCAGCAAATATACCATATACGAATCATCAGTACAGGACAATTAATGATATGGGCCGTTCTTGGATATTTAAATACGGTGTTGCAACTGTGAAAGAAATGTTGGGATATGTACGAGGTAAATATTCATCGATACCAATTCCAAATTCAGAAGTAACATTAAATGGGTCGGAACTAGTAACACAGGGCCAATCAGAAAAAGAAGCTCTAGTAACACAACTTCGTGAATTTTTAGCAGAATTAACAAAAGAAAAAATGTTGACCCGCCAAAATACCGAAGCTACCCAAATGACTGAAATACTAGGTAAAATTCCATTAAAAATATATGTTGGATAGGAGTAAGATATGGCACTGTTTGGAGGAATTAGAGACGCTAAATTCTTAGCTTCTGTTAACGCAGAATTATTAAATGCAATTGTCGATACAGAAATAGAATTTTTCAAATTAATTATCGAATCATCAGATTCTAACATGTATGGAGAATCTCCATCTAAATCATATTATGATTCTATATTGCTTCCGTGTTTAATAACTAAAGAATCAAAAACTGCGACTATGGATGATTATGGTCATTCATATACACGAACAGCCCAATTTGGAATATCAAGAGATATTTTAGAACGAGCTGATTTCTTCCCAGAAGTAGGCGATATTGTGTTTTGGGATAATGAATACTATGAACTAGACAATGTAGATGCAAATCAATACTTTGCTGGTAAAAATCCTGAAACATGGCCAAACGGTTCACAGCATGGATACAGTATATCTGTATTATGTGATGCACATGCAACAAGACAAACACCACATGGTATCAAAGATCTTCGTCGAGGCGGAAACAATAATTTTGCATACAAAGGTAATAAATAATGCCTAGATTAAATAGAAAAAATATTGATCGTAAAACTAATAAGCCAGAGCCATACAGAACAGAAGGCTTAACAAACGATCAACTGTTGAATCGAGCTAATCAAATAAGACGAGATGATGATGTAGTACGAACAGTGCAACGCACATTGTATGATATTGATTATGCAATTAAGTGGTATGTTGATAATGAAATACAACCTCAGATTAATCATAACACTGAATTAATTCCAGTCCCGGTAATTTTTGCTAACGGTGAAAAATGGGACAATGTTCGTAGATTAGGTTATTTGCGAGATGAAAAAGGAATGCTTCAATCTCCATTAATCATGTTGAAACGAAACAGTGTGGTAGAACGAGACTCATTGAGAACATTGGATGTTAATCGTATGCCAGCTGGAAATCAGATAGTATATAAAAGTAAATACAATGCTCGAAATCGGTATGAAGATGTATTATTTCCAATACCAAATTCAGAGCCACAACCAAGTGAACAGTTTTATGTTGTGGATATTCCAAAATACGTTACTGTTGAATACGATATGATGCTTTGGTGTGATTTCACCACGCAACTCAATGATTTAATTGACCAAATACTTCCATATGGTAGATTTTTATGGGGCAATGAAGCAAACCGATTTGAAACAGCCATTGGTCAAACTTCATTTGAAATTGTGAATACGGTTGGAGAAGATCGATTAGTGCGAGCGACAATTCCATTAACAGTACAAGGTACCCTGTTATCAGAACAAGAAACCAGGATATCAACTATTAAAAAAATGTACTCAGTTAAACGAGTGTCATATGATACCGTAGTTGATATAGGCACAACTGATATGTTTGCTACAGTAAATGTGCCAATACAACTATTACAAGTGCAGAGTGTAATATTAGGGGGAGGTAATATAACTGTAACCGGCGGTGGAACTAGCACGACGATTGATGCTGCAACTCTATCTTATATAATCGCGGTTTCAGATCGACAAGCAACATATTCATCTAGCACAACTGTGACAGTTAATGCATTTGCTGCAATCAATCCAGTAACTAATTTAACGGCAACCAAGAACGAATTCAATGTATACATCAACGGCCAATACATAGATAAAGTGGCATATACTTGGACACCATCAGACATTGCAAACCAGACCATTATATTCGATACTGCGACTTTAGGATACACCATAGATTCCACAGATACGATAATTATTAATGGAAGGTGGGCATAATGAGACAGTTCAAACCAGGACAATTACAAACCGGTTCTTTATATAATATTTCGTCAAGCTATGCGTTAACGGCATCATTTGCATTGAATGGTGGTGGCGGAAGTGGCACTACTATAAACACCGGTTCATTTGTAACCACAAGCTCATTTAATGCATTCACTGCATCATATACCACCGGGTCGTTTACTGGGTCGTTTAAAGGTGATGGATCTCAATTAACAGGCATTGTTTCATCAAAATGGACTGGATCGAATCCTATATCACGTCAAGGCGATGTTGAGATAACCGGGTCACTGCGTGTGCAAGGAAGCATTACTGGAAGTTTATTTGGTACTGCGAGTTGGGCTACGAATGCAGCGACTGCATCTTATGTTAATCCACTCAATCAAAACGTACAACTAACCGGCTCATTATACTTAGCAACACCAGAAGTAGCATCCGTATATTTTTCAGGATCATCCGCAGCAAGTCGATTGGTGTGGAACGATACAGATGGTACCTTAAATTTAGGATTAAAAGGTGGCAATGTAACTCTGCAAGTAGGTCAAGAGCAAGTTGTTAGGGCAGTAAACAAAACCGGAACTAATCTATTAGAATCTGAATATAAAGCTGCTCGTATACGAAGAGTAGACGAAGGTGGATCTCAAGGCCAACGATTAGCCATTGTACTGGCTCAAGCTGACAATGATGCTAACTCAGTGGACACATTAGGCCTAGTAACTGAGAATATCGACGTAAACCAAGAAGGTTTCATTACTAATAGTGGATTAGTCAGAGGCATAAACACTACCGGAGCATTGCAGGGAGAAACTTGGGTGGATGGTGATGTATTGTACCTATCACCAACAACGGCTGGAGGTATAACAACAACAAAACCACAAGCTCCACAACACACTGTAATTATAGGGTATGTAGTATACGCCCATTCAAACAATGGTACGATATTTGTTAAAGTAGATAATGGATATGAAATAGATGAATTACACAATGTTAAAATAACAACCGGGTCACTTACACCAGGACAACTTCTAGTTAGAAGTGGGAGTAATGCTACCGGTGTTTGGATTAACACAAACCAATTAACTGGATCATATGGTTTAACTGGTTCATTAACTGCTACATCATTTACCGGATCTTTGTTTGGTACTTCTAGTTGGGCAAGTAATGCCGTAACTGCGTCACATGCTCCAAACTACGTGTTAACTAGTGCAACCGGTTCAATGTTGTTACCATATGTGCTAACTTCGAATACTGCATCAATGACTGTGTTAAGCAGTTCATTTGCTAGTACTGCATCATACGTATTACAAGCAGTAAGTGCATCATATGCTCCGGACACAACTTTTCCATATACCGGTTCTGCTTTAATTACTGGATCGTTAGGTGTAACAGGTTCTATGTCATTATTGGCTACAACTTCAACAACTTCCACTATATTTAACGTTAGAAATAGTGCTAGTACTGCTAATATAATTGAAGCAAGAGGTAACGCTTCTATTGTTTTTGCAAATGGGGTAAGTACATACTCTCTAAACCCAAGAACTGATGCCGATGGATTTTCTTTAAATTCGGGAAATGGTCTTTATGGAACTGGAACGGGAATGGAAGTCGTTTCAAATGGCTTCCTGATTAACAATTCAGGTTCAAGAACATTCCGCTTTACGGGCGCAAGTGTTACAAATCTTTGGGAATTTAGAAATGAAAGTGGTCAATTAAGAATATGCCCAACGACTGATACGACAAATCCAATTATTAACTTAAATGGTACAACAAGGTTCGTTGGAGTGGGAATTTTAACACCAGCCGCAAGACTTGACGTAAAAGCCCAAGGTGCATTATCCACAGATACTGTGTTCCGAGTTAGAAATAGTGCGGATACTCAAAACTTAATGTCCATTACCGGCGATGGTAGAGTCGCAATTGGATTGAATGCTCAAATACTAGGTACGACTGATGCGTTTAAGAATGTTGTTATCGGTGGTGGTGCAAAGGATATAGCATCAGCTGGGGTAACTGAAAATGCTGTTGCATTTGGATACAATGCTGTATCAAATAATGGAGGTACTGCAATTGGAGCGAATACATCAATCACTGGGATACAAGGTGTGGCCATTGGTGCAAGCGCCATTGCCGGAATAAGTTCCACCGCAATTGGTGCAACTGCGATCGCAGATGGTACTTCTGGATATCAATCACTGGCCATTGGTTTTGGTGCAAGAGCATCTGCACTTTTAAGTGGTATCATTGCAGTAGGACAATCATCTTATACCAATGCACTAGGTCAAACATTAGCTTTTTGTGTTGATCCTTCTGGAGCAAATAGTCAGACCATGCTTTTGACAAATAAAGCAAATCTCGTATTTAGAAATAGCACACAATTAACTTCTGGAACGCATTGGGATACTACTGCAACCAACACCCTAACCATACACTCAGGTTCAATACCAGCAACTACGGTATCCGGTGCATTCCAAATGTATGCAGCAACCGGATCGCTAACAAACAACACAAGACCACACTTCCGAACAGGAAACGGTACTACGGTTTGGTTAGGAGATGAATCACGCTTATTCAACGTAACGGCATCTCGCACAATTATATCAAGTTCACAAAACACAGCATCAGGTTCTTCCCTAACAGTGTACGGATCAGGTTCAGCCTTACCAGTATTCACAGTACAAGGTTCACAAGGTGAATTGTTTAGCATAACAGATAGTTTAAGTGGCTCTTTATTCTCAGTTAATGATATTTCTGGTTTGCCAATTTTAGAAGTATTCTCTGATAACACCACACTGATTGGTAACTATCTAGATCCGATGTTGATCACAACGGCTAAAATCACGCAAACAAACTCAGGTTCGTTTACGGTGTATAGTTTACCAACAGCATCTTATGACACTGCATTCTTTGAATACTCTGTACGATCGGGTTCAAATGCACGAGCAGGTACAATCATGGCAATTCAGAGTGGGTCATCCGTAAACTTCACAGAAACTACAACAACTGATTTTGGTAACACTTCCGCAGTTTCATTCGGAGTATTTATTACAGGATCAAACATGGCATTAACAGGATCTTCAACTTCAGGAGCATGGACAACAAAATGTATAGTAAGAGGAATTTAAGGTTATGGCGTTTAATTATTCACCGAAAATAGTAACAGATGGATTGATACTGTATTTAGATGCAGCAAATCCACGTTCATATACGTCTGGGTCAACTTCATGGGTAGATTTATCACGTGGTGGAAATAACGGAACATTGGTAAATGGTCCTACATTTTCAAGTGCACATGGTGGGTCAATTGTTTTTGATGGAACAAATGATTACGTTGATTTAGGTGGAAGTTTAAATTTAAAACCAACAACATCAATTACTGTTTCGACTTGGATCCGATTCAATGCCATGGTTGCAAACGTAAGAGCATTATCTGATTGGCATCAAAATGGTGCAACTGATAGATGGATTTTTTACATTACTGATTCTAATACAATACAGTGGTATCTTTTAACAAATTCCTTCGCTTCTGCAGTCCCATTTTCACCAGTATTATTAAATACCTGGTATAATTTTACAGGCGTATATGATGGAATTTCCCAAATTTTTTATGTTAATGGAGTATTTCATAATTCAACCTCAAAAACAGGCACTATGAATACATCAAATACATCTCAACCCGTAAGATTAGGAGGCCAAGTTTCAGCTGGAGGATATCATAATGGTAATATATCAACAACATTAATTTATAATCGCGCTCTTACAGCAACAGAAGTCTTACAAAACTACAACGCAACTAAAACTAGATTTGGACTATAATGGCAGGAAGAGTGGCATACTACGGTCAAAGTGTACAAGATGGTGCTGTCTTGCGACTAGATGCCGGCAAACGAGACTCATACCCAGGTACCGGAACTATATGGCGAGATTTAAGCGGCAAGCAGAATAATGGCACATTGCTCAATTCGCCTACGTTTAATAACACCAACGGAGGGATATTGCGGTTCGATGGGGTAGATGATTACTGCTTGAACTCAATTAGTAGTGGGTTTACGCAAAAGTTAACAGTAATAACAATAGCCAAATCTACCAATGCAACATGGAACCAGTACGCAGGACTAGGTTCTGCTCGTGTAAACAACGGATACATTATACATAACAACTACCCAAGTGTTACATCTGTAACTTTTTATGTAATTGGCAGCACAGGCGGCTATACCGATATCGGCTCAGTAACTCCGTCAAATATTACGAACTACAACTTTTATGCATTAACCACCAACGGTACAAATTCTCACAAAAGATACTTGAATGGAGCATTGATAGGCACATCAACTACCGCCATAACCAGAACTGACACTAACTCGTCTCAAGGCAACTGGTTAGCTAGCGATTCTGGTGTCGCCGGCCGGTTTAATGCAGTTTCAATTGGCATTCATTTGATCTACAACAGAGAACTAAGTAGTGATGAAATATTGCAAACATACAATGCATACAAAACCAGATTTGAAATGTAATGGATATTAACATGGAAACACAAGACTACGAAAACAGAGAATTCATGATATTCAGTGTGTCTGAATTAGACAACATTGATTTCACACAAGTACTAGAAACATCGGCAGAAACTGTTAGATGCTCTATTGATGGTACCCTTACATTTGTAAAATGGGAAGGTACAACACCACAATGTGTTGCAGATTTAACTACAAAGCAAGGTCCATACACTTACACAGAAATTCTAGAAATACTATCTACACTGGAATGGACAAGTAACGAGATGCCATGAGTACAGTTGGAAATTGGAGAGGACCTAACATAGTTAAAGACGGATTAGTATTTTATTTAGATGCTGGTTCACCTAACTCATTTTATCCCCCAACAGCTGGTGCAACTTGGAAAGACACCTCAGGAAATGGGCATATTGGTACTTTAACAAATGGACCAACATATGATTCTGCAAACGGTGGTACAATTGTATTTGATGGAGTTGATGATTATGTTTCAACAAATTATAACACTGCATTAACTGATTTTACTGTTGGGGTATGGTTTAAATCTACAAATGTGAGTGGATACCAACGAGTATTAGATAAAAACTATACTAGCGGTTTTTGGATAGGAAGAAATACTACATTGGCAAATAGTTGGGGTGGAGGTATTTGTGAACCTACAGCACCATATGGAAGATTTATTACCTTAACAGATAATCAATGGCATTATATAGTATTTAGAAGACTAGGAACTACACATACTGTTTTTGGAGACGGAATAATCAACACAACATCAGGCACTGTGCCAGCAACTGCTTTAAGTACATCTACTCTTGCTCTAGGTAGAGAATTCACTGTTGGGCCAAGTGTATTTAAAGGGAATATTTCATTTACACATATGTACAATAGAGCATTATCTGACCAAGAAATACTTCAAAACTTCAACGCAACTAGAGCACGTTTCGGTCTTTAACCATATTTATAATAAAGCTAGTATTAATCTTGGACAGTGAAAAGATTTAACATATGAATGAATTTATAATCAAGAACGGCTTCCGTTCACAAGGTAACAGTGAAGTCACCGGATCACTCAACGTAACTGGGGGCATAACCGGATCTTTGCAAGGTACAGCAGCATATGCCGAATCGGCATCATACGCAACAACTGCACTCCAAGCGTTAGGGATTGCCAACGCAGTAACAAACAACAGCAACAACCGAGTGCTGACAGCTACTGGAGGAACAGATATATATGCTGAAACTAATTTAACATTTGATTCGACAGTACTGACTTTAACCAATGGTATCCTAACATTTACAGGATCTGGTGCTGGTATTGGTAGAATACAACAATCACCAGGAGGAGCAGCTAATGGTTCATATTCTCATGCACAAGGATTAGCTGTGAGTGCAAACGGTGCATACTCCCATGCAGAGGGATCTAGTACCAATGCATCAGGATTTGGATCACATGCAGAAGGTTCTGGCTCATTTACTAGTACATCTACGTTGTACGGGGTAAAATCTAACACAATCACTTCCGGTGTATTTCAATTAGCTGGTGATGTAACGGCTGTCTTTGCTCCAGGTAATAGGTTATACTATAACAGTGCTGCATATCCAGACAATACTACATTTGTAGTTGATACTTCAGTTTTTGGAGGAGTAAATACAACCATAACCTTAACTAACACTGGTATCACTGACAGTAACTTTGTTGTTGGAAGTTTAGATTACCTATATACCAGCTGGGGAGGCAATCAACCATCATCGGCTGATGGGGGTCATGCCGAAGGATTCTACACAACCGCAGTAGCAGATTGGTCGCATGCGGAAGGATCCCAAACACAAACATTTGCAAGATATTCACACGCCGAAGGAGACGGTACACAAGCAAACGGTACATATTCACACGCGGAAGGTAGAAATGCAAAAACCTTTGGACAATACTCACACGCCGAAGGACGTGAAACTCAAGCAAAGGGTGATGGATCACATGCG